CTGGCACTCCTTCAGTTGCTTTGAGATATTTCTTTGCCAGCTTTTTTACATAGTCGATTTCGTGCTTCTCCATGCTTACTTGTTTTCTGTCTTTGTGCCATGCTCTTAATGTTTTTATTATTTTCATTTGGTTTCCTCCTTGGATTCTACTTTGGGTATGCATTTCTTGTGATAGTGGACTATGGAGTCGTTCTTGACTCCTGCCCATGCATACTCTCCTTCTATTTCCTTCTTGCAAGTTTCACATTTTGTCATTCTGGTACACCCAGAAAGTTGTCCCAGCATTCGTCACTACATATTCCTGTGATATGTTGTTCCCTTTGCCAAGCTGGTGCATTTGGGAACTCTTGTTGGATACATTGCTCTGGATGTTCTCTCTTCAGCATTGGTTCGTACTGCTTTTTACAGGAAGGACATGTTATCATTGTCCATCATCTGGCAAGTCTTCGCCTCTAAATACATAAAGTCCGAGTCCATGCATTGCGATCGCTTTTGCCAGTGCTCTTTGGACTGTCTTGTTGATGTCGAAAGTTGACATTTCATCCAGTTGCATTCCTTTGTTTTTGAAGTCCATTACTGGGAGGTGGATTGTGTGTGTTATTGTGCATACTGTGACACTTACCTTTGCGAAGGCTCCTCTGTCATCATGGAAGTATGGCATTCCATTCTTGTTTTCGTGTACTTCGTAGGTTGCATCTGGGTGTTGTTTCTTTAGTGCTTCCCAAGCTGTTGCCCAGCTAATATAATTTAATTTATTTTTCTTTGCTACGTCGCATCCTATTTTATTCAAATTGTCGAAGTATTTCTCATTCCATTGTTGAACATTGTGAAGCAACTGCAGTTCTTTAAATATTTTTTTTATTGGACTCGCTTCATATCCTGTATGGATTTCCTCTTCGGTTTCTTCTTCTTTTGGAGGGGGTGTCGGGGGAACCTTTTCTTCTTCTATCTTGACTCCTGAGAAGGATTGTTTAACTTTGTTGTCTGGTCCTTGTCCTGTCATCTTAGATTTTGATTCATCTACAATGTCTTGTGCCTTGGAGAGTTCTGCGTTGAATGTATCTTGTGCTGCATCTCCTTCTGGTTCGCCATGTTCGTATGCTTCTTCCAGTGCTTCTTCTGCTTCTTCTACTTCGGTTTTGGCTTTGATTATTTCTACAGACCTGTAGTTTCCTGTGTCTGTAATCTGTAGCTTGACTTGGCTTCCTATCAATGCTGTTAATTTTTCCATTTTTGGAAGGATCCTTTCTTTTGCTTCTGGTGTTGGATTGTACCACTTCGATTGGTCGTTTAGTTTTAATCCTGCAGTCTTTGCTACGTATGTTAGTTTTCCTTCGATTATTTGTTCTTCCATTTAGATCATCCTCAGTTTTAATTTCATTAATTCTATGACGTTTTCCATCATTCTCATCATTCTTCTGAGCTCGTTGTCTTCTGATTTAGTCTTGTTAATGTTGTCCAGTGTTGTGTATTTGTCTTCGTTCAGCTGGATGCATTCTTCGTCATTTGTTAGTCTCTGGTCTACTTCGATTTCTCTTGACTTCTCGTTTGTGTATTTTGGTTTATACTCTGTTGTGAACTTCGGCTCGTATGCTTCTTTCTCTTCTTTTGTCCAGCCTTTTTTGTCAACCTTGACTTCCACTTGTGTTCCGAATTTGTCATCGAAGACTTCCTGATATGTTCTGTTCTGGATTCTTTTGAGACTTATTTCTATCAAGTTTTGTTTGTTGATTAGTGCTGCCATTTTGGACTCCAATGCTCTCCTTTCTCCTGGAATATCGATTGACTTTCTAATCATTGCATCATAGTCTAAGTCGTGATGTCTTGGTTTGCTTTCTATTACTCCAAACAGTTGAGGTTCTACTATGTCTTCTCCTTTTGTTGTTTTCTTTACTGGTACATCTTCCTTTCTTGTGTCCTCTTTCATTTGCTCTTTCCTGATTTCCATTTCTTGTTCTGGACTTACGTCTCGTTCTTCTTCTTCCATTTTTATTCCTCCTTGGTGAATCCTTTGTTGATTGATATTCTGTTACATCCTTCTTCTAGATAGATGTCTTTGCCTTCTTGTTTTCCAAGTTGTATTGTCATTTCTGGTTCTGGAGATGCCTGATTGCCTAAATATAAAATAAGTGGCTCTCCTGAATAATTGTCTATATGTATTTTGTGTTTCATTGGTTTTCCTCTAATTCTTTTTTTAATTCTTTTAATCTATTGACTATAACTGGATTACCCATAGTTTTGGAGTATTCTATATTCCGATTTATTAATTTCAACACTTTCTTTTTATCAAGACAGTGTTTTCGGATATCTTCCAGTTTGTATAATCCATTCCCTGTGAAAATAAATCCTGCAATATTCTTTAGTGCCTTGTCTTGGGGGGGAGCTCCACTTATCATTTTAAGGTTTCTTGAACCTATTTCTGCATCCATCGATATAACACATTTGTTTTTCAAACTTGGGAACTGTTTTTCGAATTTCATTTTAACTCCTGATTGGTTTTTCTGGTAGACCGAGTTTTGCTCTGACTGCCTTGATTGCGTCTCTGGTCATTTCAGTTCCTTTGAAGCCCATCTTTAAGCAGTCTTCCTTGGTTAGTACCATTGTGATTCCGAGTTTTGTTTCAGAAATAGTTAAGGTTCGGCTCTTTTTCTTTAGTTCTATTGTTATCTTTTCGACTTCTTTCTCGCAGGATTGTACGATTCGTTCTGCTGTGGTGTCCTTTCTTTTTTTGATGTCCTTTACCACTGCTTTCATATCGTCTTCGTCTGCTCCTGTGACGTCTTCTTCGAATTTAATCTCCTTGTCGTACTTTGCTTGGTTCTCGAAGTATTCATGTTTCGCTTGAAGCCATGTTGTGCATTTCTTCTTTTTATAAATCTCAGATATAATAAAGTCTTGTTCTGAGGTTACTTTCTTTCCTACGTGTTTTCTACTAATTTGGTTTTTTTTCATTTGTTTCGTCCTCCTGTTTAATACGTTCTTCTTAAAAAAAATACTAAATAAAAATAAATTGTGTTTGTGATTCCAGACCCGAAGAACTTGTATCGTTCTTCTGCCCAGTCGATGATTTCTCTTCTCATTTTAACTTCCCCACCAGCCACATTTGGAGTCTGTGCAGTGGTGGATTGGGTAGTCTGCTCCGTCTTCTGGCATTACTCCTTCTTCCACTGTCATCTTTCCACACTGTGGACACTTGCTTCTTTCTTTTTCTTCTGTGTCTTTTGTGCAAGTTCTGCAGTTTTTTCCTACGCAGTCTCCACAAGGGCTTGGGATTGTTATTACTCTTAGATGTTCTGGTGTCTCTTGGAATCTGCTATCTGTTTCAGTTTCCATATTCATCCACTTCGTTTCCATATTCTGACAAAAATTGGTCGTAGTCTTCGAACCCATAACTGCTCCAGTATTCCTCATCCATTTTGATTACCTCTTTGCCATTTCTTTGGCTTGTTCTTCTGAGATTTTGCATCCATCCAGTGCGTATCTCCAGATGATATAATTTGGGAGTCCGACTTCTTGCATCTTGGGTATTTTGCTTTCACAGTCTGGACAGAAAAAAGTCTTTAATTCTGGGTGTCCCTTCAGTGTCATGTATCGATTTGCTTTTGTTAGTTTTTCTTTCTCTGAGTAGCAGATGTCACAGCAGTTTACTTTGACCATTTTAGAACAACTCCTTGTCTTCAAATTCGTAAGTTCTGCTTTTCCTTTTGGGTTTTGTTGCATTAAAAAGCAGTTTCTCTGCTTGTGCTACTGTGGTGGTTCCAGTTGTTGGGCTGTTTTCGTTCTGCTTTGTTTCGTGCTTCATTTGGTTTGCCTCCTGTCGGTTTTACCCGCTTTATACATTACAAGGATGTTATACTTTAAAAAACCATCGTTTATACAGAGGAATACTACCTATTTTGAGGGGTATTCTGCTTCCTGTCTGCAATCGATTTCTTCTACTTCTATCTCTATCCTTGGCATTGTTTTGGACTTGATTGTTTTTAAATTCGCAATCATCATTATTTCTTCTGTGATTTTCGCGATCGCTTTATTCCTGACTGCAACTTGGTGTTGTATCCAAGCACTTCCAAGTTCTTCTGGTGTTGCTTGAAGTGATGTTGGATTTTTTCCTGTCTCCAGAATCTGGGTCATACAATCGTTAATAAATTTATTTAGGCTTGGTCCGTTCTTTCTGGTCTTTCCTGACCTTGCATCCAGAATTCCCAATGTCTCTAAATATATTCTGTTCTTCTGTGTCCATTTGACAGAACTGACTGATTGTTTAGCTTTCATTCTCTGTCCTCATCTGGCATATATTGTGTGCAAAATACTTCGGTGTTGGTGAAGAGTCGGTGTTGACATTCTGGTGATATTGGTTTTCCTTGTTTTAATCTGTGGTAATATGTACAGACACTACATTTCCTTGCTACCTTCTTGCTCTTGATGGTTTTTTTTATTTTTTTAGCTTGGATCCATTTGTTAGATTCTTCTTGTTCTTCTATATATTTTTTCATTTGTTGCCTCCTGTTTTTCTGGTCATACTTTGTGGTCATACTTTTTTTTGTTTCGCTTAGGTTGTCGTTATTATTCTTTTTTTTGCTTCTTTTGATTCTTTAGTTATTATTCTTATAATTCATTAAATCAATATATTTATATAATTCAGCTATATTAGAAGTCTTTATTGACAATATCGACTTTTTTTAATAACTTCTTTCTTTTTTCTTTTTTTGGTAATACCTTGTAGTGTGCCTCCATTTTTATATTTCAAAGTATTGTTTCTTTTTAAAATTTTCTAAGAATTCGTAATCGTACATTAAATTGATTAAAAAAAAAGGGATGAGGGCTTTGCGACTTGGGGGTGATATCGGTAAAAGAAAGCTGGCCCTCACCACATCCTGCTAAGGATCACGTATATCTACTGTTCCATTTATCCATTAATGGTTTAATGACTTTTCGATAGATTGCTTTGGATGCATTCTCAATTATTGTTATTGCTCCAATGCTTATTCCAAATTCAAATGCTGCATCTACTGGATAATTTGCCACTGTGTGAATGACTCCTGCTAATGCTCCCAGTGCTACAGTTGTTCCAAACTTCTTATAATCAAACTCTACATTTTCTTTCTTTGAATATACTGTCAGTCCGTATGTTACTCCTGCTGCTGCTCCCAATAAAATCGTTTCTATTCCCATTTGGTTACCTCCTTATGAATATAGTACAGCCATGCTTTTAATCTCTGGTGCTGCAGAGCTGTAAGTTGCAAGGCTAATTTTGATTTTGATGTTTTTTCCTGCTTGTCCTGGAACTTGAATTACTCGATCTACCATTTGGGTCCATGAGAATCCATCATCTAATGAATAAAAAAAGGTTGTTCCTCCGAGGTTGGTTCCTACTACTCTGAGTTCTATCTCAGACACGTTTGATGGTGCAACTACTACGTTTGATACCCATTCTCCCGATGCTTGCCCGTCATCTAAATATAAGGATCCTTCAGAGATTGTTGCGTTAGTACTCGAATATGTCAAAGTATCATCATCGAATGGTATATTGTAAGAATAATTTAATTTATTAAAATTGTCAGCATTACTTAAGTTTGAATTTTTTTGTATTACGTTTGAGAATATTTCTCTTGTATCTTGTGGTCTAAATTCAGTTATTAATCTTGTTCGCCATCCTCCCATTTTACTCCCGAATGTATGTGTGATTTCAAGTGCTTTATAGATTCCCATTATTTTTTGTCTTGGTACAGCTACCCACAGATTTTCTCCTGGTGTAAGTGTTTCAATTCCAAAGCTGTCGAAGATTCCTTGGGGTGCTCTATTAGTATACTCTGAGAGGGTCGATTGGGCTATAATTTTGACTTTCTCCATTGTGTTGGCTGATAGGTCCCTGACAAATACTTCCCGAATTCCATCATCTTCTCTACCTTCTGTAGTGTCATCTATTCCGTTGATCGCTGTATAAACTATAGGGATTCCTACATCGTCTTTTCCTATCACTGTTACTCTGGTCTTTTCGTAATAGTCATCGTTTCCTGATTCTGTATTTTGTAAAAAGTTATCTCCTTCAGCTACTGCCTCATCTCCGTTTAATATACTGTTCGCTTCAAATAAATGGATATCGAGGTCATCATCTACATAGGCATCGTATCCACTCTTGCTCATTAGTTCTGTTACACATTCATGGAATGGTTTATAATCCCAGTTTACGTCTGTCAGGACTCCTGTTACTTCTACGTTATTATAGGTGCATTCTGATGCAAATTGACCTATTATATCTATCAGAATTTGACCACAGTCTTTGCTTGTGGCCCTGTAGCAGACCCTTCTTTCGCTCAGAAAGTATGATCTATGTCTGCCTTCGATTTCTAAGTATTGTCCTTCCTTCTGTAAGTTCTCTCTTGGATAATCGATTCTTCCTCTAAATTGCAACCTTGTTCCATCTGTGTTGTCAAGATAACAATAAACAACATCTCCTTTTTTGTATTTGTCTGAGATTTGTCCTCCGTTGTTACTTAATTTTAAACTGAATCCACCGATTCCAAGGCTTAATAATGGTTTACTCCATGAGCTTTCTGCTACTTGAGATGTTACATCGTCAGAATTAATTAAAATGTTAGCCTGCGTGTCTCTTTTTTTCGGTATTGATATAAATACGTCGGTGGTCTTAATCATGGACACACCTCACAATTTGTACAACAACTTTCAAAGATAAATTTAGGCTGAAGGTATTTTTTTACGCTTGAATCGCAATCATATAAATCTGCCCAAGCCCATAAATATTTGTTTTCTGTTGAATTTTGATTAAACATATTTTGTTCGCTTGTGTTGCTTATTACATTTCCTGCAGATTTGGTGCTGTTCGTGCTTAATGTTAAATTTAAACAAGAGTCAGTTTCATTTATGTATGCTGATATATTGAATTCATGTCCCCTGGTGTATGATGTGAAATTTAAAATTGCTCTTGATGCTGTTTGGTAGTATGCTGTTATATTTTTACTGTTGTTTGTTTTTGGTTGAAAAAACACAACATTTGTCCATGAGTATGGGGGAGATTTGTTGTATTTGCTATAAAAATAAGTTACGTTATATGTGACATTTGTATCGTAGCTGGGAGTGTGAGCTCTGATTTTAATTGTTTGATTCCCACCTTTATATTTGTATGAAACATTTGAGACTTCAATATCTCCATTGCTACTTGCTTCGAATCTAATCGGGATATTAACGGATCCTGTTTGGGTCCGTAGATAATCTTCTATATAACTTCCTGATATTGTTACTGGATTTATTGGGTTTGAATAATTTACCTTTAAATCGTCTATTAAAACACCACCATCTTGTTCTGAAAATACCCAAATCGGGACATTGCACACTCCTCCCGAGAATTCGCAAGAGTCCATATAGTCTTCTATTACTGTTGAATTAACTGTCACTGTTTGAGTTGTACTTAATTCTGCAGTATAATTCCAGCTTTTGTTTGCGACTATGTCTCCGACATTTATCCAAAGATTTGCAGGGTATCCTGTGTTTACTGTCCATTCTATTGCTTCTTCAAAAAAGGTATATCCACTTACTGACCAGACTGTGCTCCATGCACTTCCTGTGTAACATGAATATACTTGTGGTGTGTATTGTGTGAGACTTATCCTTAATTGGATCGGGTCATTTGCGAAACATGTTGAGGGGAGTGTACTTGTCAATGTCGGTGAAGATGTTCCAGATACATATCTGGCTGTCCATTCTGCTGATTTTGCAAGTGTTGGCTTTGTATAATTTATGTACATGTATACAGTTCCTCCAGCTGACCCGGATGTCCATCCTGAAAAGCTTCCATCATTTGCTGCCGATTGTCTCAACCATGTTCCTGTGAAAACATAAGAACCATTATAAAAAAGCCCACAGTTTTCTGTGTCTGTTCCTGCCTGATCTTCTATGGTTGCACTTTCCTGGTAACATGTTTTATTTACTTCTTTTCCTGTAATATTAAAAGTCATATTTGATGTTATTGTTGATCCTGAAAATGCTCCATAGTCTGCATCGTTAATAGTTATATTAAACGTATTGAATGTTGTTGAGGATTCGCTTTCTCCATCTGCGAATGTTGTTGTTTGTCCTGTATCTACTTCTGTAATAAGTGCGATTGAGTTAGTTTCAACTTCATTCACATAAATATTTACGCCTGTTGGATAGTTTCCTTGAAGTTGTCTTCCTTCTAAGTAAAAAGATAAATTATAAACATCATCGAACTCGTGTCCTTTTATATAAAAAGTATCATTTGATGTATTTGTGAACTTCCAAGACATTGCCTCTTCAGCAATAGCCACTACCAAATCAGTGTCTGTAAATACTATTATTTCGCTATCTGTAGAATCATAACATGAGAATGTTACTATTCCTCTTGAATTGTATGATCTCATTCTAAATACTAAATTATCTTTTCCGTTATTCCAGCAACCGTCAGGAATTGCATAATTATTATCATGGATTACGTCTCCTCCTCCATTATTAGAATAATGAGCAATCCTCCACAGGCTTTCGTTTGTAGCGAAGTATGGTTTTGTATAATTTACGTATACACTTCCGTCTGTATTTGAATATGCAAGTCCAAGTATGGTGTAGATTCCATCGTATGCTTGTACTGCAGGATAGGAAGCATCCCACGATCCTGTTACCTCATACGTTCCCGAATCCAGTCCCCCACATGATGTGGAAATATTTGCCCATTCTTGTGCACATGCAGTGCCATTATTATAATCTGCATTTACTGAAAGGTTCTTAGATGTTGTGCTGTCATTAAATCCTGATTGATTAAAGTATGTTAATGTAAAATCATAATATGTGGAGTTTTCTTTGCATGACAAATTAATGCCACCTTCTGGATGATTCAAAATGTCTATACATGTTATGTTATTCGGTGTTGCGTTGGTTGTTATATTGATTGCTGATTCTATTTCTACGTTGATATTTCTTTCATATCCAGAAATATAAAGGCTCATTGGCGTTGGATCGAATAGTCTTATATCGAAGCATTCTTCATCTGAGTCTATGTCGTATTGTACTGCGAAGCTGTCGCTTCCGTATGGGTATCCTATCCAAGCCCATCTGTAGTTTGGTTCGAATGTTATCTTAATATTTCTTCCGAACTCTGCTGATGTTTCTTCAATAAGTTTTCTTTTGGGTCCTGCATCTACTAATTTATCCAGTGAATATCTGTAGAATTTGCCTGTTGCGTTGTACACACATATTTTCTCTAATAATGGAAAGTCTTCTATTGCTGCAGAATAAGGATTAAAAGTCCAAGAATGCACGATCCTTTCTCCGTTTTCGTATTCAGTGTTTCTTTCTTTAATGTATTTGTTTCCTTCTGTTCGGTTTGTCAGTTGGATTGATTTGGTGACTCTGTCAACGATACTTGTTCCTGAAAATATTCTATCGTTTTGCTGAGCAGATATCAAGTATCTTCCTGAAATGTTTGTATAAAACACAGTTTTGTCTTCGTCGATTCTGATTGCTACTTTGTCTTTAAAATAAATATAAGTTACTCCTGATATGATTATTAAAAGTATTGTTATGTATCCGATGATTTGCTTTGTCTTTTCCATTTGCTGCTCTTATGCGTTTGTGCTACTTTGGATTATTTTAAAAGACCATCTGATTATAAAAGGTTCTCCTGCTACATTATCGCTTGAGAAATCCATTACTTTCACTTTTGGTGTTCCTCTATAGTCGTCTGTGAATGTTATAGGATAGCCACTATCTATGTCTTGATGGCCTTGTATTAATGCTTCGCATGAATCTATAAAAGTTTTACATGCGGCCTTGCTTGCTCCGATATAGATTCCTTCAATTGAGAAAGTTCGAATTGTTCCCCCATAATCGAATACGTCTGTTTGGTCTGAATTTAATAAATATAAAGGCATTGGTGTGATTAACGCTTCTTTTCTGCATCCGTTACTTGCTATAAATGCATACGAGTCTCCTTGGAGTGTTACTCCTCCTAACGTGGAATTTCCCATTATTTCTTACCGTTTAGTTTTTCCCAGATTTTTATGTTCTGGATCCTGATTGTGCTTACTATTGATTCTATGTTTTTGATTCTCTGTTCCATTGTTTCTTCCTTTGATTCAGTTTTTATTGAGTTGATGATCTCTTGTGCTTTTTTTTCCCTTTCTTCTGGTGTGTCGTTCATATTAGGCTCCGTCTTCTGATTTCAAATTCCAGCATTCTGGTTGAATTCCTGATCGTGCTTTCTATTTCTGCAACTCCTGCTCCTGTTGCATTGATTGTGAATGATGGATTAAAAATTATACTGTTTGCTTTATCTTCTCTTGCAGTCCTGGAAGAGTTTACTACCTTTTCTCCTGCATGTAGATTATATAATCCATCCCTTGGGATATAATTTGCTCCTGTTTGGTGGCTTCCCTGTGACCATCCCCATGACCATCCGAATTTGAAATTTTCAAATGCTCTACTTATACTGGAAGTCACTTTGTTGTACATGTATTGTCCTATGTTTACAAGTTTATCTCCAATGTTTGATAGTGCGCCTGTGATTTTATCATATAGCCATTGTCCAAGGTCTTTACTCCATGACCAGATTGATGTGACTTTTTCCCATAACCATACAGCAAACTCTCCCAGCTTTGTTGATACGCTGTTTAATGCTGTTGTGATTAAATCCCATATCCATCCTGAGAACTCTCCCAGTTTGGTCCATGCTGTTGCAAGGGATGTTGTTATTTTGTCCCATACCCACGTTGAGAATTCTTTTAATTTTTCCCATGCTGTTGCAAGGGATGTTGTTATTTTGTCCCATACCCACGTTGAGAATTCTTTTAATTTTTCCCATGCTGGTCCAAGGACTCCTGTTATTTTTAACCATATCCATGCTCCAATATTTCCCATTGAATCAATTGAATCGCTGATAAATTGTGGTATTTTTTCTGTGAAAAATTCAGGTATTGTTACCCAGAAGAATGTGGTTACTGCAGTTTTCATTGCATCTGTATCTATTCCAAATGTTTCCAATAATTTATCGGTCCATGCGCTTGCAACCGTTGCCAGATTCTTTGTTCCTTCAATTGCATCACCTAATAATGCTATTGATGCTCCGATTCCTGCACCTGTAAGTGCGCCAACTCCTGCTCCTGCAAGTGCTCCTATTGGTCCTCCTGCTATTCCTCCTGCTATTGCTCCGACCCCTGCTCCGATTCCGGCTCCTGCTGCGGCTCCACTTGCTCCTTTTACCACTGCTTCTCCTGTTTCTGTCCTGGTAAATTGTAGCCACTTGACTGACATTTTTAATAACGCTACCGCCAATGGCCTCAGTAAGTTTCCCAGAAAATCACCGAAAGGTCGCCATACATTTGTCCACGCCCTGCTCATTACGCTCATTATGCCTTGCAAGTATGGTGAACTCTTGACTATTTCATTTAATGCTTTCTGTGCTATCTTTTTAATTACGAATAGAACTCCTACAACTGCACCAGCTGTTGCTGCTAATTTTCCGAGAGTTCCTGATTCTGCTCCCAGTTCTCCAGCTTTTTGTACTGCTCCCTGCTTCTGGGATAGTGCTTTAGTTATTCCTTTTAGATCTATTTTTCCGAAAGAGGATTGTATCTGCTTAGATGCCTCTTTTGCCTTTCCAAGCATTGCTTCCATATCTACATTGCCAAGTTTCTCCTTGACTTCTGCCTGGATCTTCTTCATATTCTTGATTTGAAAATCAAGCCATACTTTCATACCGTAACTTTCTGCCATTTTTTATCCCATAAATGCTTGAGCGATTTCGTCTTCCTCTTGGTTCGCTCCACCTTTGCCTTTAACTTCTTCAAGGGCAATCAGATACATGTCGATGATCATTGCTTCAGTATTATCAACTTCTTCTTGGCTCATATTTAAATAATATTTTAGTCTGAAATAAGTTAATACTTTTTGAATGCTTTTATCTTGAGTACCATGTTTAACTGCCCATCTTACTTTTTTTTTTGAGCACCTGTTAATTTGTTGAGTGCTTCAACTTCTTTATGTAGTTGTTCTCCTATTTGTCCATCAAGTTCATATTCGATATAGTCTCTGGTTATCTCGAATGGTGCTTCGTGGATTCCTGCCAACAGTGACTCGATTTGCATTAATCCCATGTCAATGCCTGTCTTTGGTTTGTCTCCTTCCATTTCGATTTTTAAGAATTTATCTGAGAATTTTGCACGTTCTCCGAATGACATTTTCTTGATAACTACAATTTCTTCTTTTCCTTCCCAATCTATTGGGATTTCTCTTACTCTTACCTTTCGTGGTTTCCCTGCTTTTACGATATCTATTGTCTTTTCGATATAGACCGGTTCTGGGGTTTCTTCTTGTTGTGGTTGTGTTACTTGTACATCTGTCATTTTATTCCTCCTATTTAGACTGCTGTTTCTGTTGAGTCGATTGCTGCTACTGATAAACTTCGCATCATGATTGATACGTCTTCCATGATTACTTGACTTGGGTCTTGTGGCATACTATCTTCGTCTATTTTTACTCCTGTGTATGTTGATGTGATACTTCTTGATAATGTTCCTGTTGAGCCATTTGTAAATGTCAGAACTAAGTCTGCACTTTCTGCTACAGTGTCTGCTGGCCCTGTTGATGCACCATAACATTTCTCTAATAAGTCAGCTGATGCCGATAGTGCCATAGTGATACTTCCTGAATAATCTCTTTGTTTGCTTACTGCACATTGTGCGATTCTACTTCCTTGTCCATATATCATTTCTGCATTGTTGTTTATTGTTGTTTCGAAGTTTTGAACTTGTGCAAGTGTACTTCCGTCTGGCAATTCAAGTGTTCCATGTGCAAATGAATAAAGGTCGTATGATTCTGTTATTTTACTGGATGTTGATGTTGAGAATGTTTCATTTGCGAATGGTATATCTGCTCTAACTTTTACCAGTTCGTTTATTGCTGATGATATCGTCACAGAATTAAAAACTCCACCCAATAATTGAGCTTGTCTTACTGCTGCTGTTTGTATATTGTTTGCAAGAGATATACTTGTTAAATCGTCAGCTTCGGAGAATGTATGTGTGAATGGTGACGACGTAGCTGAGTCTGTCACTGCTCCAAGGACTCCATGATAGAACCAAGGGTTTGCAAGTACGAATTCTGCTGTCAAGGATCCTTCGTATCTTTTCTCTTGAAGGACTTGTGCATTTTTGCTTCCTGATTGATACACTTTTTCGATGTTGTTTTTTCGGTTCAGATTGCTGATTTTAACACCATGACCGAATGCTTTATTCATTGATGTGGAAACTGTTCCGAATGTGGTTTCCCATCCGTAGCCTAACCATGATACTGTTGCTGGGCATGTCATTTTAGATTTCCTCCTTGTCCTTGACTTTACTTGGCTTTGCTGGTTCTCCAGCTGGCTCTAAGATTACAAGGATATTTTCTTTTAATTTATAAAATTCTACCAAGCTAGTGGTTTGTTTGATTTTTGCTATCATTTGTGTTTTATTCATTTGTATCGCCTCTTTGCGTTTAACACCATTTCTTAAAACTTACATCTATGACCATTCTTCCAAGTCCTATGTTCTTGTCAGATAAGTCTTTTTTGTGTTTTAGAATGGCAAGTTGGAAGTCTGAATCTGGATCTACGACTTTTGCTTTTAGGATCCTATATATTTCATCCTTCATTTTTATTAAATGTGCTCTTATGTCAGTCATTGCTGCACGTTTGTATGTGGTCCTGATGTCGATTGATACTATGTCCTCATGAGCCCAATCTTGTGCTCCTATTCCGAATGGCTGTATTTGCTCATCCATATCATAAATTAGAACGTAGTCACTGTTTCCCATATCGATAAGTTTTCGGTTAATAATTAAATCGATTACTGGAGTCATACTGTCTGTGTTTGCAGGTGTCCAATTAGCTGTAATTAAAGTTTTGGCTGTAGTTATTGCATCAACGATTTTGTTTCACCTACTTACATACATTTGCAATGCCTGGTTCGTGTCTGCTTGTGCTCCTGAAAAGAATACTTGTTCTTATTAGCATTTATTATTTAATATTGATTATGAACAATGGAATATTTAAATATTTCGTTTAAATTAAAATAAAGGCTTCATTGGGAATCCCCTCAGCCGATTTCTTCTGTTCTGTGCAGTATTCGTGATTATCTTACATCTGTGCTCTCTGTGCTTTGAGTTCGTCTGGGTTGTGCATTATACTGATTACGTCATCTATTCGCAATACCATTGTTGCAACTTCTGCGGCTGAACTGATTGCTTGAGTCTTGACCCTTAATGGTTCAATTACTCCCTCTTTCCAGCTGTCCATTACTCTGCCTGTGAAGACATTAATGCCTGGCCACTTAGTTGTGCCTGTTAGCATATCTGACTGTAATTCAGCCATGATGTCGATTGGGTCCAGTCCTGCATTCTCTGCCAGAGTCTCTGGGATGATTTCCATTGCTTTGGCGAATGCCTGAATCGCAAGTTGTTCTCTTCCTTTATGTTGTTTTGAGAATTCTTGAAGTGCTTCACTGAGTTTCATCTCTGGTGCGCCTGCTCCTCCAACTGCATTTGGTTGTCTTACCATAGTCGCTATATCTCCCATTGCATCTTCCAATGCTCGTTTCACTTCTGAGGTGACTTGTTCAGTTGCGCCTCTTACCATGATGGTTATGCTTTTTGGGTTTTCACATTCTTTTATAAAAATCATATCTGAATCTCCTATAAATTCTTGTGAGACTTCTCCTGCTTTTCCACAGTCTTCAGCTGTCAAGTCGGTTATACTTGTTACGATCTTCGCTCCTGTTGCTTTGCTTATCCGATTTAAATCTTCTCGAGATATTCTTTGCATTGCGAAGATTCCTTGCTTTGTTAGGAAGTGTTGTGCTGATTCATCCACGTTTTTCCCACAAATAAGGACGTTTGCTCCTGATGCTGTGACCTGGTCAATCATTCCTTTTATCTCGTTTGCTTCATTTAACATGAATTCTTGCATTTGCTGAGGACTATTAATGTTAATCTTAGCATCCATTTCAAGATTCTTTATTTCAATTCCTGAATCTATGATCGCAATCTTTGCGGCCTTTACGCTGTCTGGCATATTTGGATGTATCTTTGTCTTGTCAAGTACGATTCCTTCTATGACTTGTGTATTTTTTACTGAGTTTCCGGTCTTCTTTTCTACCATGATTGAGTCAAGGTCTACCTTATCTCCTTCAGCTACTTTAAGAATTGCATCAACTACTACTTTCGCAAGGTGTTCTCGGTCAGATTCTGCTCCCTTGCCTGTCATTGCTGTCATTGCTATCTGGTTTAAAATTATTTCATATTCTGGTTTCTTCTTGATATCGATTGCCATTTCTTTAAGGATATCTATTCCTTTGTCGCATGCTATCTGATATCCTTTTGCTATGACTGTTGGATGAATCTTTTTCTTGATTAATTCTTCAGCGTTACTCAGAAGTTCTCCTGCCAATACTACTGCAGTTGTGGTTCCATCGCCTACCTCTAATTCTTGGGTTTTAGCGATTTCTACCATCATCTTTGCGACTGGATTCTCAATGGTCATTTCTCTTAGAATTGTTACTCCGTCATTTGTTACAGTTACGTCTCCTAAACTGTCAACGAGAAGTTTGTCCATTCCCTTTGGTCCGAGAGTTGTCTTGACAATCCCAGCCACCATTTTTGCAATGGTTATGTTTACTTGTTGAGCGTTTGCTCCTTGGTTTCTTGTTGCGCCTTCTGGCAATACATTATTTTGTGTCATCTTTGTTTCCTCCTTGTGGTACTTGTATTAATTGTAATGCCTCGGGGGAGGAAGAGGTGTGTGGACTGAACCTTCCCTTCGGCATAAAGTTTGAGTGAATATTAAAAGTCTATTGATGGCACTTGCCATTCCTTGTATCTGTTTAGTTTTGTGTCGATTTCTTTTGTCCAGATATCTACTCGTTGTGCGTGTGACATTACTGGACTTCCTTCTTGCACAATCATACTTCTTGGGTCCATTCCTGTGAGCATATCGATTGCAACCAGCTTTGTTGCTATGTCTTCAATGTCTCGGTTTAAAAATGTTTCACCATATCTATATTTGATTCTGAATGCTTGTGGTTTCTGGCTCCAGATGTAGCCTTTTACATACATGATTCCCCTGGTGTAGTCGAACCAGAAGTCGTTTGCTCTTCCTTCAGTTCTTAATGTTATCCAATTTTCCCACTCTTCACCGTTCCAAAATCCGAGGGCATCCCCTTCATCTGCATCTAATTCGTAGATTTTTCTATGTTTCAAATAAATAGGGGTTCCTGTATGTTTTTCATGTACTCCATAAAAGTCATAAGTTTCATATTTAGCTGTTGTGTCTTGGCCTGATTGGGTTCCTGAATACCTTACTCTCCAAGCATGTCCTGTTGCATAATCTATTTCGTCTTCTTTTCTATTAATAATATCTGTCATTTCTTGTATGTCTGGGTTAGTAGAGTCCGATGTTGTATATTTTTGTAGAAATGATTCGATTTTTCGAACTGTTGTGTATGTTGTTGATAGTCCCTTGATTGCACTTGACAATCCTGATTCTGCTGATTCGCTCTCGTCATAATAGCTTATTTTGTACCAACTTGTACTGGCACCGTTCTGGTCGTAATATGTTAAATCCGTTATTGCTTGAGTTGTAATTAAGCTATAAGTTCCTGTTTCTGTTGTTGCCCTGTACACCTTCCATTGGTCGTATGGTGATGCTGCAGGGGGTTGGTCCGCAACTATTGTTATTCCCATGGTTCTTTGCCTCCATCTTCTTTAGGGTAAATTATATTTAAATGTTTCGAGTCTTGATTTGTTTAGGATCTAATCTTTAGGATGTTCGGGGAGTTGTTATCGATGCTGTTGCTTGTGGATCTGTTTCTATTGCTCTGAATGTTGGTTTAATAACTGCCCTTAGTAATACCGCTACCGAATCTGCGATCTCTACGATCTCACTAATTAATGCTTTATTTGCTACAGTTTCTCCTGTAACTGATTCAGATATTGTTATCGATTCGCTCAATGATCTTATAAGAGTAGAAAGCTGAGATAATGATTCCGACACACTTGTGGTTTCGCTTAGTTCCCTGTTTAAAGTTTGAACCCGATCTATTGATTCAGTCAATGATATCGTTTCGCTAATTGTTACAAAAAATGCTTTTAATGATTCGAGTAAGTCTGCTACAGTTATTGATTCTGCCATTGTTCGGATTAGTGTTTGAGCTTTTGCGATATTGTCAGAAATTGTCACAGATTCTCCGATTGTTCGGATTAATGTTTCAACTCTTGCCAGGGCATCTGAATCAATTACAGATTCGCTTATTGCTCTCAAACCTATGTAGAGTTTGGTTAATGCATCGCTGATTGTTATTGTCTCAGATAATCCTCTTATTAGTGTCTGTTGTGGATCTACTGTTTCAGATACTGTGGTTGATTCTGTTATTCCTATCTTCAGCTTCACGCTGATGTTTGTTCCTCTATCTGTTTCGGTTGCCATTTTAGCTTATTTGATATTGTTCATAAGTTCCGGGTCCTTGGTTCACATAACTGCAGTTTGCCTTAAACCAGAAGTATGTGCATGATCCTTGTGCGAGTTGTGAATATATTGTCTGATAGCTTGTTGTTAAGTTTATGAGATTAGAATCTACACTGATATTGCTTGCCCATATTGTCCAGTTTGTGTTTGATGCTCCTGCTAATTTTAAGCCTATATCCCCTGCTCCTGCAGTTCCATTATTACAAACATAATCAATCCCATAAGTATTGTCTTGTCCTTCTGGCAATGCTGATGCATTCTCAAAATCTGGCCCACATGTTTCGTATCTAAAAATAGACGTTCCTGCTGGTCCAAAACTTAAATTAATACTAAGACCTACTGGTGATATTCCATAAACTATATCGAATACCCATTGAGTTTCATACGGAGCTGTATATTCATATACTCCTGCAGATTGAAACCCTAATTCTATTTGACTATTATTCATAACATCCCATGCTGTAATGTTACCCATTTCTGTTAAAGTTATATTTGTAAATGTAGTGTTCAGTTCATTATAAAAAATGCTTCTGATGCTATCATTCATACAATAAGTAGTTGCATTATTTGAAAGTTCATTACAATAAGCCATTTCAACACTGAATCTTTCTGTTGTATCATTGGTTCTATTATTCCAAAAATCTGACCATGCTGATATAACTGTTTGATATTCTGCAGGATATCCATTCTCATTAGTATAAGAACCGCCACTAAGTTGATCAATTAAATATGAAAAGATTCCTCCCACACCTTCATTCATTGATAACCACCACATAATCTGACTCATATAAGTAGCATTATGTATCGGTTTATCGGCAGTACCAGATTCTATTCTGTATCTATCTTCTTCAAATACAGGTCGTGTTGGTTCTGAATAACTCTGTGATGTATTGAATCTTAAATAAGTTAGCGGTGTAAATTCTCCCTGAGTTTCCCAAGAAATATAATTACAATTTGTGCATATTTCTACATAAGTATTTTTTTCATTCCTTGCACCAAGCATAATAGTATAAGGTGTTCTATTTTGTATAGTATCATACCAACTATTTAGTATAGTAGTATTATCATTTTCATTATTATCAAAGCCTTCTCCAATTATTAAATTAGGTATTGCTCCCCATCTATCAGCCATATATTTTCTAAGTCTTTCTCGGTTTGTAGCATTGTTCTCTTTTGTTTCATGATAAATATCGCCCAATTTTCGTCCAGCATCCATATCCCACCACATCCAAATATGAAAAAATGAATCATTATTATATGATTTTTCGATAATATATTCATAATATGCGAATGCATCTGGATCTGGATTACTTGTATTACAACCAGCATCGTCCCATGTTCCATCACAAGACCAGTTATACCATTTATTTCCAGGACTCATTGTATGTCCTCCTAAAAATCCATTGTAAATATTATTAGTAAACCATGTATCTATAAAACTTGTTTCAATAGATGCTGGAACTCTAACATCTGGAGGAACCATATCCCATATTGGAATTATTGCTTTTTCCCACCCGCCTACATAAAACTTACTAGCATCACCTACAGTAACATATGTTAATCTTCCCATTCCATTCTCATTTCCAGAACATGTCACATTACCACTTATCAAATTTAAATCATTATCACTGGAAGATGTTGTAAAATTAAAAATGCCTGTGTCATTACACATAAATCTCATAAGCCAAGATGTTCCGCTATCATAAAACATGTGTATAGTGTAACCGTTATCAAATGTAGCATTAGCTTCTAAATCAAAAGCGTTACCAGTCCAATCTGGATTAGTAAAATTCCATTCAGCATAAGGATACCAAATTGTAGTAGTTTGATTTAAATTTGTTTGAGTAGCAGAATAATCCCAACAATCATCAGGATTTATATCGCAATCAAATGGTATTATTCCTAATTGTAAAGTGTCAAACATTGATGCGTTCATTTCGATGTGTGCGTTTTCATTGGGATGCATTCTATGAGTATCTGCAGCACAAATCTTTGAATCATTATATGCATTATGAAATACATCTTCCATCCAATCAACTATACCTACTTGTTGTTCATGTGATATTCGTCTTATAATATTATTTCTATGAGTTAAGTTTACAATATTTTCATCTGAACATGGTCTTTCATCTGATTTATTACAAGGTGTTAAAGTTGCAATATAAATATCACTACCATTATCAACTAATTCTTGTGTAAGATTTGATAGATTAATATAAAATTGTGCTAAAGGAATATAAGCATCTAATTTAATATCATTTGCTCCAACTTGAATAAGAGTTATATTATAACCTTTATCTAAAACATCACTTGTTCTAGCTTGTAAATCTTCAGTTGTTTCACCGCTAACTCCATAATTATATGTAGTATAATTTGCTGTCATGTTCAATAATGTACAATAGTTATTAGTCCTATCTATACATGAATATCCATCTGTAAAAGAATCGCCAAAACAAGCTACAGTTTCTATTGTCGGTCCTAAAGTAGTAGTCGTTGTAGTCGTAGTAGTTGTAGTCGTAGTCGTAGTCGTTGTAGTTGTGTTAGTCATCTCATTACATGTTTGCCCGAATGAACTATTATATATTGATGTAACTTCTTCAGCACTTAATGATCTATTCCATGTTGCTACTACATCTACACCACCAATAAAGAATTTTTCTAAAGTATTATCCTTATGTCTACATCCTATTGAATAATTAGATAATGTAGTCCCTAAATCTCCCAAAGTGTCTACATCAGTTAAATTTAAAATACTATTTTGATAAATTTTCCTATGTGTTCCATTATATGTAAAAACAATATGTATCCATTCTTTTGTAGCTGCATCAGCAGATGATTGCACCCAATCATTATTAATTCCGAATAAATATTTATTTTGATAAAATCCAGTCCAAAGCGAACGATTATTAGCTGAATTATCTTGATTTGCATAAGGATAACGTTCTTCGGCATCTGTATAATTTTTCCATGTCCAATAAGCAACAGTGACTTCTTTAAATCCTTCTAAAGCATTATCATTTTCAAAAGTAAAACAATTTTGTCCATCAAAATAATAACTACCAGTTCCGACTTTATTAGTTACAGTATCTAAATATGGTTGAGGAGTTCCAGTTGGACTCATGTTTCTTGTTCCTGTCCAACTACAATCTAAACTATCCATGTCCCAACATTCTTTTAAATCGGTTGTAAGGTTTAATGCATTAACAATAGTAGTCGTTGTTGTAGTAGTTGTAGTTGTAGTTGTAGTTGTAGTAACTTCATCAATTAAACTAAAAACTAAAATTCCCGAATTTGATAATCTTGCAGTACCATATGTAGCGACACTTTCTTTTGCACTTGATACATTATCTACACCAAAACCAGAATTTATAGCTCTATTACCAACAGAATCAAAATAGTATAAATTATCACTAATATCATTAGTCCATGTTGCATTACCAGATTCATCTCTTGTTCCAACTACAGTTAAAATAAAAGAATCATTATTTGTTGATATACCTGTTGTATTTGTTGAAATTGATGAAACTGATGAAGTTATTGAATGATTGTAAACGCTAGTATCAAACGTAAAATTATAATCAGCTATAGTTGTATTAAATTCTTGTAGCATTAAACAATCTCGTTTGTCAGAAAAACTCCAATTAATAGATACTGTTTCATTTTCATCAGGTCCAGCTATTTTATAAAAAACTGCTAGACCTCTTCTATCAGTAAAACTTTCTAATGTTTTATAATAATTTATAAATGCATTAGTCCAATTTTCTCCAGATATTGTTGCTGATATAGGTAAATCTGCATCATCTCCATTTCTACAAAATGAAATAGCAACTAATAAATTATTTTCAACGATTGCTTGTGAAAAAGTTGCTTTGGCAGAAACCCCTACAGTATTAGAATATGCTGTTGCATTTTGAACTCTAATTACATTAATATTATCTTCTGGATCAAACATTTTTACATTAAAACATTTAACATCTGAATCTATTCGATACCTAACAATAATCTTATCTTTAGAAATTTGTTGATAAACTTTTGCTCGATAGTATCCATCTTGAAATGTAATTTTCATATTTTTTCCAAAAGAAAAAGGACTTATTATATCAACAGTATCTCCATCATAATATATATCATCAATCAACCATTCCAATATTTTACCCTTACCATTATGTATACAAATCTGTTCTGATAATGGTATTTGTTCAATATTATCGATTATATTATTAAATACATATCTTTGTTCAACTTCAATACCATCTTTAAATTCAGCATATTTATTAACGATAGTTTTACCATCTCTAATATTAAATTCATTATTCCTTTGTTTAGCTCTCATTAATTTAGAACCGTCAAACAATCTAACATATTCTGTGCCTGACTTAACGAATTTAGTATCTTCCCAAACTTTAAATACTGTATTTGTATCTCTGAAATCTATTCGGACTTGTTCAAAGTATTGAAAAGAAAAAAAAGTTATGAATACTACAATGACTAAACTTCCGACTTTTGTTGTATTACTTACCATCTGGTCCTTCGTGTTTGATTTTGTTTATGATATCTTTATGTCCTTCTTCTTCGTCGTAGTGCATTGGGTGTGAATATACTACTCCACCTGAGTCTTGTCCGAAGCTGTTTGTCATTATAACTTTGGTTCCTTTGTGTTTAAGTTTCTCTATTTTGTCAGCGTATTTCTTCATTTCTTCAATTGGTAAGTGTTCGAATAGATCAAGGGCGAGGATGTAATCGTACTTTTCTTCTGGTGGCATATCTTCAAGGTCTGTCTTCCATATTTTGTATGGGATTTCATGTTCTTTGAATCTATGTTCTGCGAATCCAAGCGTTACGCTATCAAGGTCTGCGAGAGTCATTTTGCACCCTAATCTTGCCAACATTATTGAATTCTGACCTATTCCACATCCTAAATCTAAGACCTTTAAATCAGGCTTATCTTTGAGCTCTCGGTTCATTTTGGTTGCGAGTTCGATGTCCCATTTTCTTCTGTCTGAAAAATGCCAGAGACTTAGGTCATATAAGTATCGATCTGTCTCTTTATAGAATTTCTTTTGTTCTTCGAATGTTGATGGTTTGGCTTTCTCCCAAGCTTCTTTCATTAATCCTGGTCCTACCATGACATCCAAGTCAACTTCGTTTTCGGTCCTTCCAGTGAATCCCCTTAAATCTTTTAATAATTCTTCACGATCCATCATTGTGCTTTGCCTGATTGGTGCGAAGTTCATGTATTCCATTACGTCAATTGCTCCACCTACGTGTGGACACACGACACTTGTATCACATACCATCTTTTGTTTGGTTGCTATCATTTGTCTGCAGAAGTATAAATCTTCACTTAGTGTGATATCCTTTCTTCCCCATGTTTCGTGACTAAATTTAAAGTATGGTTTTTGTAATTTTGCGAATACTCGTTTCTTAATTAAACAACATCCGAACCCTGCTCCACCTATTTCGAATTGTTGGCCGAGTGCTGGGTTGTCTACTTTCCAGAATCCTCCTGATTTGTATTGCCTGATCACTGGATAGTATGGTGGTTGTTTTGAGAAGTATGTTGCTGTTACGAATTCAGCTTCAGTCTTTTCCATTGTGTCAATCAGTTTCTCGATTGTTCCTGGTGGAATGATATTGTCTGCATCTACAAATAAAATATAATCAGGATCCTTTGTGAGTGCCATGTCTACTAATATGTTTCTACTTACACTTACTGGCTGTTGTTCGTGTATAAATGAGGTTACTGAGAATTTGTTGATTGCATCTTGCATGAATTTCATGTAACTTATCAGCCATGTTGCTGTTACGGTTCCATAAGCTGGGACACAGATTGAGATTTTTACGTTCTTATAGTCTTCTTTTTTCATTTCGTTTGCCTCCTTGTAATACTTACCATATCTCTGGCTGTACTGATATTTAAATATTTTGAAAAAATAAAAAAAGGATTTAAGACAGTGTGATTGTCCATGTTACAGCGAGCTGGTCATTTGCTGACAGATTTACGCTGGAGAATGTCGCTTCATGTACCATAGTTCCTGCAGTGGATGCTGTAAACAAGCCACTTTTTTGTACGGCTGTATGTGTTCCACTTGCTGTGAATGTCTTTGCTACGGTTGAAGTTGTATTTCCTGCTACGTGTGCAATTGCTCCTTGTGCTCTTTCGAGACCATCGTCAGTTATTTCTCCTGTCAATGTTGTATCTGCAGTTGCTGCGGCATCTGCGTTTACTGTCAGTGCGAGATAATTCCCACCATTTGTTCCGAGTCCGGATGTTTCGTATCCTTGCTCATGAAGAAAGTCTCTCCCTGCTGATGTTAGTAAATTGTGAACTTCTTGAGCTGCCCAGTCTCCATAATTCCCTGGTGTTCCATCCAGCCCTATGATATCTCCCTGTGGGTCTGGTATAAATTCCCTCTTTGCTATTTTTACATTAACTTTGACTTGTAGGTCTGGTTCGTTTAGTGTCATTTTTATTCCTCCTATTTTATTACTGCAGTTACAATCAGTCCCTGGTGTTCTCTTTCGATAACTATTCCACCATGACATTGTAGACAATCTACGTATGCAATCTTGGAATCATTTGCTGGGCATTCGATGTGTGCAAGTAATCTGCCATCTGGTAAATTAAAAACCTTTGCGTAGTACACTGTTGACTCTGTATTTCCCAATATAATGGTTTTTACCGTTTCTGAATTAAGGTCAGGGTTGTGTCTTACTGGATTCATATAAAGTGTTTCTGTATTACTTGCTCCTGCTACTGTGTATGATGCTGCATCGTGATAATTTCCATTATATGCAATTACAAGGATTTCATCTCCTACCTCATACTGTGCTGTAAGTCCTGACGCTACTGGGAGATTTGCCAAGTCTATTTCTGCCAATCCACTTGCGTTAGTTGTTGTCTCTGAACTTGTGGTTCGTTTTGTTGCATTTCTTACATACACGTTTGCTCCTGCAAGGAGTGTCGAGTTGTCTTTGTTATAAACTGTTATTTCTATTGGGTGTGGTGATACTGGCATTTAAATCAGTCCTCCTGTTTCTTCTATCTTTTTTATGTCCTTTGCGTATTGAGCTGGTGATGTAGTCAATTTTGCATGTTTATACTTAGGGTTTCTATGCTGAGTATCTGGATTGTGATATCCTCTGATTCCCCTATGTCTGTGTAGTAGAGTTATTCCACCTTTCCTGTTTCTGTATATTTGCATTCCTCCACCAAGTGTAAGAATAAATGCTGCTATTCCTGCTATGATTCCTAATAAATCATTATTCTGTTCATCGCATGTTTCGCATATTGTTTCTTCGCATGTTTCGGCTGTGCAACATGAATCGCAACTCTCGTATGGTGTGTGGTCGATTACTGTTGAGCAATCTACTACTGGGCATTCGGTTGTTGGACATTCTTCGGGTAGGTACTCAACTTCTGAGCAGTTTACTATTTTCCTTGCTTGTTCTTCTGTGCATGTATATATGACGCTACTGCCTCCTCCACATGAGCAAGCCGGGCATGTTGTAGGTGCTGGGCATTGTTGTGATAGAGTTATACTGCTTAAGTCCCAAACTTGGAATATTTCTGGCTGGCCTGTATAGGTTAGCGTCTTGATGCAATTGCTTGCATAAGCTGAACATCCTAATATTTTAATTAAAAACTGATCACCTTTGGCATATCTTGAGATTGTTCCACCTTTGTCATCTGAGTTTGCCCAGTCGTATAAGTATTCTCCATTTGTGTTTGTCTCGGTCTGAACTGTGACTCCGGTCCTTTGATTAGTTATTTCTACTTTCTGGTATTGAACATTTGTTGAGTCAATTCTTCCATTGATTGGTAATGGGAAGATTATTGCCGATACTGTTCCTACTGAAAATAGTACAATCAAAAAATAAATAAAAAAGTTTGTTGATTTCATCCTGACACCTCTGTTCTGTTTATAGTATAATTACCGTTTTGGTCTGTCAGTACCCATACTGCGTATCCCAATGGCAAGTCTATATTCGTTGCTGCTGTCGATGTTCCTGCACATAAGCCTGATGATCGTTTACATGTGCTGAATGTTTCGGTGTCTGCATTATATAATGATGCATAGCTGATGTTTAATAGCCCTGTATCATTTGATGGTGCATTATACACTGCTGATATGTTTGCATTTAAAATCAGGCCCATTGTGTTCCATCCCATGTCATATAATGTTATGTGTCTTGCTGAATCTGTTGCTCCTGGAAGATTGTTGTTTGCAATGTATGCGCTGTCTGCTGAGATATACACAAGCATTGCGTCTCCTGGGGAGATTGATGTTGCATTGTTTGTTCCTGGTGTGCTGGTTGAATAAGTCACGTATGCTTGCCCTGAGTTGTTATACCAAGCGACTTGTGTGCATGATCCTATTTCTCCACAGATTGTGCTTGAGTTTCTTGTTGAATCTGCATATGTTATGATGTTCCATCCTGCATAAAGTTCATTTACAATTCCTGTATGATTTGCAAGTGCGCTGTTGCCTGCGTCATCTGTCACGTTATATTCAGCTCGGACTCCACCATCTTTGTCTACGTCTGGTTCTGTAAAATTTCCTGAACAATTGGTTGTTGACCCGATTGTGCCAAGGGTTCCTGTTGATGTACTCACATAGGTTCCATTTGCGTAGTATAATTTAGCGAAGCATGTTGCTGGAGTTGTTCCTGTTATTAAGAATCTCCACGATGCTGTGCTACCTGATACTGACCAGTTGTATGTTGTTATTGTTGGTGATGTATTGTTTATGCTGATACTTCTGGATGTTGTTTCCAATTCGTTTCCTGCACTGTCGTTTATTATTAATTCATACCCGACATTTCTTCCTGATGCGGCTCCGGTCTTATTAAATGAACAGTTATAATTTGGTGCTGAATCTGTGCAATTTCCGATTCCAATTGTTTCGGTTGTTCCACTCCAGTTTAATAGAATTGTATCTACATTCTGTTCTGTTAATGAGAAATTCAATACTTGATAATCGTTGGCTGTTACTGCTCCTGATGCTGGATTCTCCCATGTTACTGCTGGAGTTGTTGTGTCCACGTATACCGTATATATTGTGTCATTGATTGCTGTGTTCCCTGATGGGTTTGAAACATTTAAAGTTACTACATAGGTTCCGTCTGAAGGACTCCATGTGATATTTGTTGCTGTTCCATTATACACACTTGCAGATTCATGACTATATCCTGTTGCATTTCTGATCGTTACTGTCAGTGCGTCTCCTTGTGTTCCATTATCTACTGCAGTTACTTCGAACCTCATAGGTAATGTTACATAAGTTCCGTTTGTGAAACTAATTTCATTTATTGATAGTGTTGGTGTTGTTACACCTTGTTTTAATGTTCTCAAATCCGAGGCTACTGATGGTAGATGTGTGTCGTTAATACATTTTATTGTCCAATAATATGTTGTGTCATTAGTTGGAAAGTAATGATCCATATAAAACACAGTTGTCGTCTCTTGATATATCACTTTTGATGCATAACTTGAATTTGCTGTTGCTATGATCAGTGGTATATTATAGAGCGTTCCAATGTATAAACTACAATTTACACTATAATTGCCTTCATTATCATTTACTGAAAAATTGAAGCCAGATGTATAGTTTACCAAATTAGTCCAAGTATTGTCGGAAGGAGAATTGATTGTTATTGCACCTTGAGGCAATGCTTGGATAGTAGCCACTATTAGAAGAATTGTTAACATTCCGATTAAAATTGTTTTATTCATCTTTAGTGCCTCCATTGTATTTATGCTTTGCTTCTCCCCATTACGGTGATTGTTGCAACGTCTCCAGTTGTAACTCCTGTGATTGCTACTGTTCCTGCAGTAGTGGTGTGGTCTACAGTTGTTGCGTCTCTTACGGTATCTCCTTGAACAATTACTCCTTCAATTGAACCTATTCCTGTTGCAAGATTACCTTCTGTTACACTGGTGAATGTTCCTGTCCAGATTTCCATAACCATGTTTCCGATTACGGTTCTTCTTTTTCTTGATTGTGTGAATGCCATTTTTATTTCCTCCTATCTTATCATTGTATTTATGCTTTACTTCTTCCCATGACAGTTACAGTTGCGACGTCATCTGATGTGACTGAGGCTATTGCCACCGTTCCTGCGGTTGTAGTATGATCTACTGTCATTGATGCCCTTACAGTGTCTCCTTGAACGAATACTTGTTCAATAGAATTAAGTCCTGTTGCGAGATTGCCTGATTCTACTCCTGTAAATGTTGCGGTCCATATTTCCATGACCATGTTTCCAATTACTGTTCTTCGAACTCTTGTTTGTGCGAATGTCATTTTGCTTTCCTCCTATCTTATCGTCAGTGTTTACTGGTTTAATTTAGTTTACGTAGCCTTTTAAAAGTTCTACGAGATTTGCTCCTTCTGTTTGAAGCTTGAGCAATAATTCAATTTTACCAGATTCTAATCTTGGTATTGCAGTTGTTGTTGTTGATTTGATTAAAAAAGATTGTTGTTTTCCGTTGAGTGCCTTTAATCCTTCATGTGTGAATAACACTTCTTTCTTTTCATCATCCACTACCTTTTTGGATTCTGCTTCTTTACAATCCAAGCAACCATCTTGATAATGTACATTCATTCCCCCACAAATAGGACATTTTGCTTTTTCTTCATCATCCTTTTTGGGATTGTCATTCTGATCCCCTTCTGGGATTTCTGCTACTGTTTCATCCGCAGTTGGTTCACTTGGATCTATTGCGTCAATTGGTGCGTCTGGGTCTGTATCGAGGATTCCTGATTCGTCTGGTGCTTTTTCTTCGTCTACGACTTTTTCTTTGATGAGTTTCTTTAATGCATCAATAGCTTTCTTTACTGGTCCTTTCTCTACTTCAAATGCTGTTCCGTTTGCTGCATTTAAAAAGTGAAGAGCATCTGCTGAATCTTTAACTTCAGTAAATCTTCCCATATAGAATTCGTATGATAGGCCACTTGGTGCTGAATATGTTCTACAGTCACACCCTGACGTCATGTTTATTAATCGGATTTTTGTGCTCATTTCTTTCGTGCCTCCTTGGATCGTTATTAATTTAAAATAAAAAAATAAAAATTGCTTATTTCTAAGCGTTCAAGTCTCGGATTTTACCCTGTGCTTTGAAGAAAGTACAGATTAACTCGCCCATAGTTCTATACATTCCTTTTGTACTGAACTTGTCTACTGGGAACGGAGTTCCTTGGTTCATTCCTGCTTCGAAGTATTGGGTTGGTTTAGCAACTTTCATACCTAATCTTGGCAAGTCGAATCCTTCAGGGTTGCTGATATCTACCATGTAGATTCTGCTTATTCCACCAGTTTCTGCTACTGTGTTCTTAGACAGGATTATTGGCTTGTTGAATAATGTTGCTACTGTTAGTCCTACTCCAGTTCCTTTTAGGGTCTTGATTCCGTTTACTCCTGGTTGAACTTGTGCTGCTCCAATCAAGTTATATCTGACTTGTGGGTCGTATAACTGGTTGATAGAACTCCATGCGTCATATCCTGTTTGGATTATTTGACCGTCTGGGTTTGCACCGTTTGATAGGGTGTTCTGTAGAAGGCTGTTTAATAATCCATCAGTTAGGCTTCTCATTGTTCCAGAAGTTGCTGTCTGAGATACGTATGCATCTGCGAATGTTGCTCCACCATCTTTGTCAAGGCTATAGATATCCAAATCGCCAGCACCTATTGCTGTGCTCTGGTCAGATGACTTGTTAGATAATTCTGCATAGTTTGAACATACCCTATCCATTGATTCGAAGTTGTATGATGCAAGTGTTCCACCTTCAGTATTTAACTGTTTGTTCAAGTCTTCCTTATGCTCGACTGCCATATATGTTCTCATATCTGACATTGCTGCGAATGCGTCGTCCCCACCTTGGGTTGCTAAGTATTCTTGAATCTCGCCAGTTTCGAATGTTACTGCACTTAGTTTTGGCTTAGTGCTGACTTCTGCGAATGTTGGCTTAGTTGTGTCTGGAAGTGATGCTGTTTCTGCTACTCCACCATAAGGTTCGGTATTAGATCGTGCTGTGATTACTCTCCATCCTGATCTTGCCCATGGGTTCTTTGGTAAGAATCCAACTGTGTTTGCTTCCATGTTAAGTTGTACCCAAGCCTGTGCTCCGTACACTGCATTATATACTCCAGTTGTGGTTGTGATTACTGGTGCATCGTTTTTCATTAACATTGGACTCATCATGTCATCTGAATTTAGGAAAGATTGTCCTGCTGCACTGTAATAAATCTTTTCCATGTCTTCTATGGTTTTAATTATTTCGCCGCTCATCTTAGTTACCTCCAAGAACGCTTGATATTCTTCGTTCATATTCGCTCTTGACAAAGTCTTTGGTTTCCCTATTCATGTCAGCAGTCGAAAGTGTTCCTTCTTTTGCTCGTTTTAATAGGTCCATTGCGAATTCGGCCTTTTTTGTATCATTCTTTGTGATGTCTACAGCGCCATGTTGTGTTCTTGGTGTTGTAGTTTTTGTGATTCCCATACTTTTGACGATCTCTTGTGCTCTTGCTTCGACCATCTTTGCGACAAATTCAACATTTCCTTTGTCTCCTTCTGGTTTTGCAGTTTCGTCTGTTTCTCCTACTGGAGCTTGAGGGATTTTGACATTGTTTTGTCCTGGTTTAGGTGTACCTTCATTCTTTACTGGAACTTCGGTTGTGCCTACTTCTTTCTTCTTGTCGATTTTTTCTTCTTCTGGTTCTTCTTTTGGTTCTGGTTTTTCGTCTTTTTCCTCAGTATCTTCTTTTGCAAGTTTTGCTGTAAGCATTTTAGAAAGAGCTTCAATTCCTTTTTTCATGGACTTAATATTATCTTCCATATCGTCCAATCTGGTCTTAGGATTGGCTTCTTCATCTGATTCTTCTTTTTTCATTTAGATTACCTCCGGGGTAGTTTTTGTATACATTTAGTATACTACTGTTCATTCTTATATTTAAATATTTTGTTTTGATGCTGGTTTGAGCAATTCTTTCATTATATTGGTGTCCATTGACTTGTTTTTGTTGGATGATTCTTTTCTGCTTATCCAACCTTCTATGTCTTTGATGTAATTTCTTACGAATGATATTGCGTTTCCTGTAAGTGGTCCTTCTTTACTTGCAATTGATTTCAAATGTGCAGATAAATCATCCATCTCTATTGGTCCCTTTGACCCTGTTTCTTGGCTTAATTTAGAAGCTACTGATGCTGCATCTATTAATTCTTTGCCAGTTACCAAAGAATTTATTTCTTTAAGTTTTGATTTGATATTTTTAAAATTAAATCCAGAGGAATCTTCTGGCTTCTTGTTTTCCTCTTTTACTTCTGAATCCTGTGCTTCTCCGATGTCTGCAAGTTGATCGCTTAATTGACTTGAATCTCCTTCTGATGAATTGATTATAACTTGAAGTGCATCGTTTCTCTCTGTTCCTTTTGCAGTCATGTCCTTGAGTTGTTTGCTCTCGATTGGGTCCAAGTCCGATTCGTTAACTTCTTTTAATCGAGGATCCTTTCCATGATTGCTTTTGTCTGCCCAGTGTTTTCCATTTGGTGCTTCGGTCTTAGGTTTCTTGTCTGATTCTGGGTTATTAGAATCTTCTTTGTCATTCATAGCGATTGCATCCTGTAGGATTTCTTTTTCTTTTTCATTTGTAGTGTATTCCATTGCTGTTTTTAATGCTGGGTTATAGTATTTCTCTGCTATAGAACCTACTGTTTCAGAAGCCATTCTTGGGTTTTTAACAATTGCTTGTGCTGCTTCAAGTGCATCATAAGATTGAGGATGTTGCTGTCTTAGTTCTTGTTCTTTTTTTCGTGACAAACCTTGTGATTCATCCCCTCCCTCTCCAATTACTGAGTCTGGGGTGTATGCTCCATATTTTTTCCCTTCGTTAAATTCGATTAGAACGTCTCCATCCTTGTTGACTCCTACAACGATTCCTTCATCGCCTTTGTGGTCTGCTGGGTCTGTTGTTAGTTCTGGATGAACTTTTACTTTGCTTCCTACTCCGACTTTGTCTCCATTGAAGTCTTCGGATTCGGTCTTGCTTCCTTCATCGTATCCCCAGCTTTTTGGGCTTTCTTTGGATCCTTCAGATTGAGTGTCTTTTTCGTTATGATGTACATTCTCTCCTGAGCTTAATAATTTAAATTCTTCTTCTGAGAGTTTGCCTTCATCAAATAATCGATTAAGTTTATTAAAGCTGATTTTGCCTGGTGGAGCCTTCTCATTCCTTTTTGGTTTTGCTTCTGTCTTCGCTTCAGGCTTCTCTTTTGGTGTTGATTCTTTTCCACCAGCTCCTTCTTCGTAGTATTTTCCACCACGAGCTCCTTGCTGGACTTTGGCTCCTTGAGGTGCTGTTTGTCCTGGTGCAAGATAAGTCTTACCTTTCTCTATTGTTGCTGATTTCGGCATTTAGTTGACGGACTTGACAAACTCGTCAGGCCATCCCTTGTTGGTATAAGTGTATTTTGTTCTTTTGTTTTTGGACATCTTGTATCCTCCTTTTTCTTCGAATGATTCGTCAATATCTTTTAAAAAATCTATTGCCCATTCCTTCTTAATATCTGCTTTTCTAATGTGACATTTCTTAATGTCTGCTTTCTCAATTGATTTGAGCTTAGTATAGTATTCCTTGTCTTCCCAAAGATGGTCCATGGCAATCTCTTGTGCTACCTTGTCATCATCTGTATGTTCTCGTTCTACTTTTATTCCTTGGGCGAGTAGTGTTGTTATCTCGTCTTCGGTTGATTTGTATTTGGTTTCGAGGTCCTTGATAGTTTTGCCTTCGGCAATTCCTCCTGGTACCATCTCTTTTTTGATTTTCTTCTCTTCAATTAATCCACTGCCATCTGCTTTTCCTTCTCCTGGACCTTCTCCAGCACCATGTGGTCCTGTCTTGTCTGGGACATGTCCTCCTGGACCGACTTCCTTCTGAACTTCTTCTTCATTAGATTCTTGATCCTTTGGCTTCATGAATTTCTTCTCTGTTTTGTGCATAATGAATCCACAGATTCTTGTTGCTGCATCTTCATTGTGGCCCTTCTCTTTTTGTGCTAATGTGCACGCTTCGAAGTTTTCAAATCCTGCGAATGGCTTCTCGATTTCTCCTGAATATCCTTTTTGTAAATCTTTAAGGAGCTTCTCAGAGTCTTCTTCTTTTAGTGATTTAGCCATATAATTAAGTGAGATTGTGTTGGATAGTTGGTTTGCTGGTGCATCTACTGGACTGACTTCGTACAGTTCGATTGCTTTATGATATTTACCCATCTCTCCTGTGTCTCCATCCTTTTTCATTGTTGGAGCTGATAAGGATCTACCACCGATACTTAGTCCGGTTCGCTTTCCATCTTTGATTTCATTCCAGACATTGTCATCGATACTGTAATCTTTGAATACTTGATAATCCAGAACGATTCCTTGTTTGCCTGTTGCTGGGTGTTCTTTCTCTTGCCAGTTCAGTCCTTTCCCTATTGGTCTGTTGGTGTGCTGGTCAATCATTGTTGCTCCTCTTTTGAACCATGTGTTCAGGACTTTCTTGATTGCAGACACCGGTATGATGTCTCCCTGCTTGTCTTTGATTTCTACGGACATCCAGCTTCTTACCAGTCTGTCATCTTCGTTGAGAATTTCGTCTTTTGGGAATTGTTTTGGTTTTCCTGTTTTTATTATTTCGTTTAAGAAGTTCATTTTGCACCCTGTAATCTTTCAAGTTTCTCATCAAGTTGGTCTATTTTTTTCTCGATGTTTTCCAGCTTGGTTATGATCATCACATCTGTTGTTTCACATTGTTGAAGGTCATCCTTCATTTCTTTTATGGTTTCTGTGTGGAGTGGTCCTGCTATGTCCCACTCTTTTTGCAGGGAATCTACATTGTTTTTTAATGTCGTTCCTACTGCGACAACGGATGCCACCGAGCTTATCACTGTTATTCCGATTATTATCACTGCTAAGAACCAACCTGGTATGGTTAAGTTCCCATTTCCATCTCCCTTCATTATATTGTTTGCCTCCTTTCTTATCCCATGTAATCTAATATTTAAATATTTGGTTATTCCATTGTGATTTTGACCATCTTGAATTGCTGTGCTGTTGCATCTACTGCCGGTCTTACAAAGGGATGAGGGTCCATTCCGTATTTTCTGATTTTCCATGCTATCCTGTCTGCAAATCTCCGAGATTCTTTTTCTCCTCGTTTGCCAAGTTTTCTTTTTACCCATTGCTGGATTGATTGTACGCCTTTTTCGCTTACTGCGTGTGGTGGTGTTCCGTATTCTACCCATGAAGAATGTATTGCGTCATATCGTATAGCCAGAACTGTTCCACTTTCCCAGTAAGGTGGGACTCCACTTAATAGAATTAAACTCTGATCGGTTATTTTTGTTGGTTTTGGATGTCGTTTCTGGGGATTGTTTTTGTCTCCCCATGGCATTGGTTCAATAAGGTTCTCTTGACTCTTCGTGAATATAGTTTGAGCTATGTCCATTGCGAGTTCTCTAAACTCCTCATTTGACTTCAAGTCTCTTTCAAGTTCGATAAATTGTTTCATTTATTATTTTTTATCTACTTCTGCTTCATTTATTTTGTTTCGTATTGCAATAAGTATATCTGAAATACCTGATTGCATTGGCAATTGTGCTTCTTCATATTTTGATTTTAGCCATTTAAAAGTATCATCTTCAATTACAGCTATACCATCTTTTGCACTCATTAAACAGTTACTTACCTTGACGAACTTATCATGCTCTTCCATTGAAGGATTCACTGTAGGTTGTAGTCCATTCTGTCCAAGTTTTGGTTTAACACATGCGTTTTGGATAGCTTTCTTTATCCATATTTTTGCAAGTTCTACTGGTTCTGTTATTGCGTCTTTATGTATTTCTTTTTCTTTTGCTAATTGTTCTGATACTTCTTTGTTCAATTCTAGATTCATGTTTAGTCTTTTCATTTTTCTTGCCTCGTTTATGTCATTTCAGTGGTCTTAATTGTTCCACCATGATTGTAACAAATATATAATTTACTATCATCTGTATCAGTCCAGAAACAAAACAAATCAGCTGGTAAATCTGTTGTTGTTGGTTCTGCTGCTTGATTAAATGTTTTAATACCTAATCTACCCTCTTTATCCCAAGTATGGAACGTACCTGTAGTTGTAACTTTTATTGTACTTTCAGTTGGAGGTGTAGCAACATTATTTCTTGTTCTTGTTATTTTAATCCAATAATAATCTGTACTTCCTGCAACTGCGCCACCTGTTACTTCGTTTACTGTTTTCATAGCCCAAGAAGTTAAATTATCACTATCAAACCTCATAGTTCCACTATTCTGTAATCCTGCAGTATCATCTGATGGTGTGAATGTTGTCCAACTATCATCTTCTATCACATATTCAAATGTTGGAGCTATTGTTGTACTTGAATTTACAGATAATATTACATTAACTTGGTCAAATTTTGTTAATGAACCTATTAAAACTTCATCATTATCTCCAGTAAACATCTGAACATTTGTTCCTGTTGAACCAAAAGCTGTAGTAACATCTGTATATGTTGTTGTACTTAAATCGTAAGTAAACGCTGAAACTATTGCTGCTGCTGTACCTAAATGTTGATGAATTACATCTACACCTGGTCCTGAACCCACTGCTACTGTTTCCATATCAGTATTTGCCGTATCAGTTACAGCTACATCTATTCCATGTAAATCTCCACCAGTTGCACCTGAATTATTAATAATCATATTAATGCCTTGTCCAGTTATTCCAGCTACATAAGCTGTAGCATCATAATTAAGACAATATCCTGATACGCCACCATAAGTATGTGCGTCTATATCCATATCAAATCCACAATGTCCATTAATTCCTGCTGTTACAACTGCATGTATTGAATGGTCATTAGCGCCATAAGGTGAGTTTATTTTAAATGACGCATCTTGATTTTCTCCCACACTAGCATGAATATCTCCATTATCACCAACAAAGAAATTAGGTTGAGGATAGATAATAAAACTCATAGCTGATGAGTCAGAAACTGCAGTTCCACCTGCTGTAGCGAAACTTATTACAATAGTTGTCCCACTTGGTACTGCTACTATCTCTCCTGTTGCACCTGTAAAACTTGGAGTTGAACTGATAATTTTAATAAACTGTCCTATATAAGCAGAAGTAAAACTTGCATGAGAATCTGTAAGTGTTTGTGTAGATGCTACTAATGAGGCATCGCCATTCGATGCATTTGTATAAGTAGTTACTAAAGCATTATCCCCTACCTCTAATCCTGCACCAAAAGCAACTGCTTCTGAATATAAACCTTCCATAGCTTTAATTCCACTTGTTGCATAAATATCTCCTGTTCCTCTAAATCCTGCGGAAGGAGATGATGTTCCTACTGATATATTAGTTGAACCAATTACTTGTCCATTAAGTAAAATATTACCAATACTTCCCGCAGAACCAGTACCAAAAGGAATACCAGCAATACCTGGATTAAAGATTATATCTCCTCCATCACCACCATCATAATTACCTTCTGTTGCAATTCCTCCACCTGTAGCTTCAAATATTGTATCTCCACCATCAGCAGATGCGCCACCTCCACGTGCTGTGCTTGCTATAAATTGACATACTGAAGGACTATCAACAACTCCACCAGTATCACCTTGAACATATACTTTTATTCCTGCGTGTGCTCCATTATCACCAATGACTGTTCCCCCACCATCTTCTTGTAAATATAATACACCTGCATCACCCCCATAAACTGTTCCTTTAATATGGACTTCTCCTAAATCGTTTGTTGCAGAATTTTGTGATTGTATAGTTATGTTACCAGCAGTAGCTCCACCAGCACCTGTTTTTATAGTAATAGCACCGCAAGTATCACCTGTTCCTGTTAATAAATTAATGTTACCTGCAAGACCTGGACCTACTGTTCCACCGTTACCTGATGTAATATTAACATCTCCACCATCATAAGCACTACCGCCAGGACTACTTTCTCCACCATTACCTGTAGTGATATTAATATCATCTGCATCTAAGTTTGCTGCTGCGTTAGCTGTATAAATATCATCATCATTAATATATATTTTATCAACAAGTAAACTTCCAAAAGTTCCTGTTCCTGTTGTTGTTAAATCTCCATCAGAATCAATACTCAAAGGAGAACCATATCCAAATAAAGTTGATTGAGTATCTGCCGAACCAATTAATACAAATCCGTCAACACCATCAACTCCTCCAGCAAATTTAAGTCCCTTTGCTCCTCCATTAATAATAGCATTACCACCAT